GCGACTAGACATGGACTGGTTATGAGTATGAGTATGAGTAAAGAAGAAATATACAAGTTAAACGATTTATGAGTATGAGTAAAGAAGAAATATACAAGTTAAACGATAAAATTATATTAAATGGTTTCTATCCATTATTAGCAAATGATAAGTTCTATTTATATGACGAAAAAATAGCGGTTAACATAACAATAGATGGCAAAAAACTAATTAAAACTATTATAAATCATGAAAGTAATACTAAATAGGGACGTCACAGTAGAAGAGTGTCCTTGAATGTTGAGAGATTTTAAAAAAAAATGACGAAACACAGAGATAGTCGAAGAGATGCAAGACGGCCGTGTTCAAATGGTCATTTATTAAAGTTGCAGATAGAATAGTTTAAGGTTACATAGTTACTACTAATATTCCAGGATTAAAAAATGATTCTGTGACTATCATATTATAGTCCTTCACGCATTCAAAAACAATCTCTTTCATTCTAATTGAATTTCCAGTTATTATTTTAACTTGCGATTTTTTATTATTCATGTTGTACCATAAGAATTTATCAATTTTATTTTTAACGGATAAGTGCTTTATTCCATGTAAATCTAATTCGTCAGTATTCATTTTAGAATTTTATTTAATTCATCTAGTACATTTTTATAATAAGGTATTACTTAAAAATATATCTTATTCTTTTTTGCAATATATATAGAATAAATGTATTATGAAATTAAGAAAATTTATAGCAACTACTATACGTGAATATTTGAATGAACAAGTATTATCAATACAAGTGTTAAAATCAGGTAACTAAAAATCAAATTTCAATAATCTTTTATGCTTACAATTTTTAAAAGTTTTTTTGCATATTATATTCTAATGAATTTGAATCTAATATTTCTTTTATTTTAATTTCTCCTTTTGAAGATTTACAGATAGGACATCCGTAACCACTTAATATGTCATTTGGTCTTACTTCCCAATATCCATGTTTTTTGTTAATGTTGCAACCAAAAAGAGTTTTTATTTTATTTCCTCTATAAATCATTTTATCACAATTAAAAGTGTAATTTTGAAACATTAATTAAAATTTAAAAACAAAAATTATGAAAAACTTAAAATTAATGATGATAACACTATTAGTCGCAACATTAACAATGATTATGAGTTGCACAAAAGAACTAACTTGTGATTGTACATACTACTCTGAGGAAAGTACAACATTAAAACCTGCTTGGACTACAACTTATGAATCAGATTGGGATGGTTGCGAAGAAAAAGATTTCGGAACTTCAACTTACACATCAACATATAATGGTGATGTAACAAAAACTCATACTTATGTATCTTGTAAATAATTAGACCACAGATAACGAATTCTCTATCATGTCAGATATAATAACTTAAAATATGAAATCACAAAATGAAGTCGATAAGAAAGGGGATTTATAATATAAACAAATTATAAAAAATGAAAAAAAAAGAAGAACCTTACAGAGTTAGTAGTCACTTGTTCAAATTCTATCGTGATGGTGCGGTTTTACGAAGAACAAAAGATTGATAAACCACAAGGCAATGGAGTTTTACCGTGTGTTAGCAACAGTACGGTAAAACCAACACCCGAAAAATATGGATGGCACGAACAAAGTGGTTTTGATGATGAACCAAGTGGCTGGATATACGAAGGTGGTGAAGAAGCATATTATAAAGCACTAAAGGAATGGGAAGAGCGACAGTAGTATTGTTGCTAACAACAATCGTTGCTTTTTGCAATGTTGTTTTAGCCTGTTTTAGTGGGCGAAGCGAACTGTTAAAATAAAAAAAACGATGGGAAAAGTAATAATAAAATTTAACGATAATCACTTAGAAAGTTTTGTAAATCAAAAGAAAGAGCTTCTGAAATTGCTGGTAATAATAGCATTTTTATGTTTGCTAACGTTAAATGTTTGTGCAGTTGGGGATTTAAAATAAAACACGTATGAGAGACGAAGTAGAAAAATTGATAGTTGATTGGCTTAAAAGTGATAACGAGAACGCAACATATTTGGCACACCAAATATGTGTTTTATTAGGTGTTAGCGTGCGTTATTTTAAGTGTTCAAAATGCGGACATAAGATACAGACAACCAATAACGATAGTGGCTTTCTGTGTACACAACCAATGGCTGCAAAAATAAGCGGAATTTGTGCAGGAAGTTATGATGTAGAAATTAGCGAGGCAGAATTTAATGCACGCTAACAGTGAATTATTGGAGCAGTTGCCCATTAAATTATAGACAAACTTAAATTGAAATACAAATGATAAACGAACCACAAAACTCAAATGCGAAGGATGCAATTGCTTCCAATAATATGTTAGCTAATAGTGCCGTGAGGGATGCTCTTTCAACTATATTGCGGGTTGCGGCAAATATGGTAACGACTGGCATAAGTAGCAATATAAGTGAATGGAACTTACCTAAAACCACACCACTAAAAACAAAGAGAAAAATAGTGCAAGAGGCAGATAAGTGGAATGATGTAAACAGGCGGAGAGCAATAGAGTTGAAAAGTGCGTATGATGTTCTTTCACAGCATTTCCGCTAACGGTAAAGATATGGCAAGGTGGGGATAAATAGTGCTGACCTATCATAAGTCAATAAATTTATCATTTTATAAAAATCAGGTCATAAGGAAACAAATGTTGATTTTTAGCATATATTATTTATAAACTAAACTTAAACATAGCATTATGAATGATGAAAAAACATTACCCGAGTTGTTTGAAGAAATGAAAGAAATTATCGCAGCATCAGAAGGCGATTTCGAGAAATTCGTTGACAAGGGCAACAAGAGCGCTGGAACAAGAGTACGTACAGCCATGCAAAGCGTGCGAAACATAGCACAGTCGATCAGGAAAGAAGTGCAGAAGGCTAAGAATTCATAAAATGGAATTTTTATCAAGAAAAAAGCCGGGTAATTACTCGGCTTTTCTCGTCTATATATGTCTAAGATATAGACTTGGCAAGGTTATGTGCAAAATATTACTTAGATAAACAGTACGGTAAAAAAATATCAACATATTTTTTCTTTCGATTAATGATAAGTAAATTAGCTGTTAAATCAAAATATTTAGTATGAACAATTTGTTAGAATTGAAAACATCTATTTCTGATGCCATAGAACGTATCAAAGAGGGCAAGGTCACGCCGAAGAAAAGTGGCATCGCCAAGATGTTTAACGATATACAATATCTCTCTCCTAGCACGCACGCAGAATTGCTGGCAGAATACAAACCTGTGTCTAACGAGTTCTTCGCACTGAGGGAGCTCGAAAAAAAAAGCGAAAAATTGAAGAGGAAAGTTATCTTATGTGCTACCGAGAAGAACATTCAGAGCATCGAGAAGAACATTAGCTTTGACGAGGATGATTTCGACGAGAATGGTGAATTGCTCCGGTCTGTGTGGAATAAGACCATGGAAGACGCATCTACTAGGATAGAAGGGAAGAAGAAGAAGGTGCCAACACCGGCGTCAAATCCCAACGTACCGAAGTTACGCGACAGAATTGGATATGTGTTTAATGACAATCTGTACGGCAAGGGACCGTTGGTTTTGGCGATCGTTAAATGGCACGTGTGCAAGAATCCAGGCATCAAACACGATGAGTTGAAGATAGCATTTCCTGATGCTCTATTGAAGAATTATGGCATATTTAAGATGCTTGACGTCGCACAGGAGGCATCTAAGAAGAGAAAGAGATACTTCCTCAAGGACGATCAGATCATATCGATAGGAGACGGACATGTCGCCGTATGCAACCAATTCACGTCAGACAACATTGGCGCATTCATCAAGAAGGCGCAAGAGATGGGGTACAAAATAACAGACGAGAATGCATGAGATTGAGATTGATATGAAAGTTTTATTCGAAAAATTTATGGTATGTATATTAGTCAGGATCAGTGGTATGCGACGATGGTATATTTATTCTAAATTACGATCCGATGTAAAGCAAGAGATGAGAACGTTGACACAGGCTCTGTCAAATTACGATGACAGCGATACTGTTTTTGAGATAGTCAAGGTGCAATCGAGGCGCATGGATTCCAAGATAGACTTTGCGCCGGTGTCCGGCGAATTCTACATATCTAATAGCAACGAGCAGTACATAATAGTTACGAGCACAAGTGTACGCATCATAAATGGAGTATACCACTATGACGTGCAGATGCCAGGTGCTGCAATACACTATCTCGACAAGTATTTAAAGCGCATAGTGGAAAGACGTCGGGCGAAGATAAAGAGGCACATGGAATCGAAGATAGACAACTCGTTGAAGAACATATTAAACAAGATACAGACAAGATAAAGATTAAACTTAATTTCGTTAAAATAATTAGTATGTACTATTTTGCGTATGGCAGCAACCTGGCTGCGAAGAGATTGACCGAGCGCGGCATAACGCCGTTGGCTATTGTTGGCGTTGGTTATATCGATCACTGGCGCATGCTATTCAATAAGAAGTCACAGAAGAACCCAGAAGTCGGATTTGCTAACATAGAACCATGTTGGGACGGAAGGGTGTATGGCGTGATATACGGCCTACGTGATGAAGACATAACCAAATTAGACAAGTTCGAGGGCTTCCCTAAACATTATCAACGGACCATGCTCAATATTACGTGGGGACGTCATGACGCCGGATACAACTGCGTGACATACATAGCAAACAGACGATGGACGACCAGCAAGCCGCTCATGATCACAGAAGAATATAGAAAATACATAGACATCGGGATGCGCGAGAACCTTTCTAAGGAACCTTTCGCAAACCAGTACATGGAGGACGTTTACGCATTAATGGAGAATAATAATGAACAGTAGCATCAGTCTTATTATATTGGTCGCGATCATAGTTATCGTATTCATAGTGGCTCGCAACGTCAAGAAAAAGATAAAGGCGGATAGGATGCTGAGCACACCATCGTGCACAAACTGCGAGTTCTACACGCCATATCAGATGATAAATAACCGAGATGTACGAGTAGACGTGCATCACTGTTCCATACTCAGCATGCGCATCAAGGCCATCAATGGTAATTACATGACGGACATGTCAACGTCAATCAACAATCCGGAATCATTCGCGTGCAATCAGCATAAGTTTAAATAGAATTTGTGAATATATAAATCGACCCTCGCACGCCTCTTAACAATGCGCATCTGCGGGGCTTTTTTTATTTACCAATCTTTTCAAGGGCACATCAAGGGGTGCCTTTTTCTTTTTATATATAATTTTTTAAAATACTTGATATATACATTATGAAAGAATGTAGCAATTGTGGTATTACTAAAAAATTATTAGAATTTTCCAAAAATACATGTAAATGTAAAGAATGTAAAAAAATATGGCGTCAACAATGGCGTCAACAGAATAAAGATAAAATTAAAATTAAACAAAAAAGTTGGAGAGAACAAAATCCAGATTATCAGAAGGAATGGAAAAAACAAAATCCAGATTATCAGAAGGAATGGAAAAAACAAAATCCTAACCCTAATCTTGACTATCAAAAAAGTTGGAGAGAACAAAATTCAGATTATCAGAAGGAATGGCAGAAAAATAGTAAAGATAAACTTATTATATACCGTAATAATTATTATCAACAAAATAAAGATAAAGCCAAGATATATTATCAACAAAATAAAGATAAAGTCAAGATACATTATCAACAAAATAAAGAACAAATTAATGATCGAGCAAACACAAGACATAAAGAACGATACCATACTGATTCGGTATACCGGTTAAAATCGATTATTAGAGCATCTATTGGCGGATCTATTAAGAATGCTGGTTATATCAAAATATCCAAGACACAAGAAATATTAGGATGCACATTTGATGAATTTAAGGATTATATACAATCAAAATTTGAAGACTGGATGACATGGGAAAATCAGGGTTTATTCAATGGTACAGAACATTATGGTTGGGATCTAGATCACATTATTCCGATAAGCAGTGCAGTCACCGAAGATGATGTCTTAAGATTAAATCATTATACCAACTTTCAACCTCTATGTAGTTTAAACAATAGATATATAAAGAGAAATATTTTTATTGATAAATAATCGGCCAATAGATTCATTTTTGGCAGATTTCATAAAAGGATAAGAATAATATAAAGTTTACGGAAAAAAATTTCTGTATTTGAGATATATACGAAAAGCAGAAATCTAATTTACTGTATGAAATTTTTAAATCAAGCAGACACAGGACAAGACGTTTTCATCCTCGAGAGGAGCGAAACTGAGCTAAAGGTAGCGAATGCCAAAGAATATATTCTTGAGGGTATCGCAGCAATTTTTGGCGAAGAAAACAATAACGGTAGGGTATACGAAGAGGCAGAATACTTTCCTCACCTTGAGTACCTTAAAGAGAAGATCAATGCGAAACGACTTGTTGGTGAATTGGATCATCCAGAAAAATTCGACGTTTCACTTAAGCACATATCGCACATAATCGAAAGTTTAGATTATGACAAGGCGACGAGACAGCTTAAGATCAAAGTTAGATTGTTAGATACACCAGGCGGTAGAATAGCCAAAGCATTGGTTGACGCAGGTGTTCCTATTTCTATTTCTTCAAGAGCAGCAGGTTCTGTTATGGAGAACAAGAAAGTTAAGATTAAAAAGATATTTACGTACGATTTAGTTGCTGATCCTGGCTTCGAGAAAGCTCAGCTTGAGAGAGTGTATGAGAGCGCAAATTTTGAAGACTCAGTTTCTAAGACTTTACTTAAAAGTTCTGTACTTGAACATTTGGATTGTCTTGAAGGAGATAATGTTCCTTCGAACATGAAAATATATACAATAAATGAATCTGATAAAGTTTCGTTCCAACGAGCTTTAGACGAGGAGAAACCAAAACCAGGAGAAATGTCTGATACCAAAAAATTTGTAACTATCGATGAGATGAATGACTATTCAGCACTCATCAAGAAAAATATCGAAACAGAAGTTGACGTGCTCAAGAATCTTATTACAGATACGAAGAATTCTGTAGCAACTGCTCCTATCGATGAGAATGCTTCTAAGTCTAACAGACTTCTTGAATCAAGATTAGTTAAGCTTGAAGGCTACGTAAAGTACATCGCAGAGAATCTTGACAAGAACATTCAGTACTCTGAGTACCTTGCTGAGAACCTTGATAAGGGTATCGAATATACCAAGTACCTAGCTGAGAACCTCGACAAGAACATTTCTTTTGCTGACTATCTTGCTGAAAACCTTGAGAAGAACATCTCTTATTCTGAGTACCTAGCAGAGAATTTAGATAGGAACATTACTTACTCTGAGTACCTAGCAGAGAATTTAGATAGGAACATTACTTACTCTGAGTACCTTGCTGAGAACCTTGACAGGAACATTACTTACTCTGAGTACCTTGCTGAGAACCTTGACAGGAACATTACTTACTCCGAGTACCTAGCAGAGAATTTAGATAGGAACATTACTTACTCCGAGTACCTAGCTGAGAACCTTAACACAAACATTAACTATGCAGAGTACCTAGCTGAGAACCTTGATAAGGGTATCGGTTACGCAGAATATATTGCTGAGAAATTAGAGAGAAACATCGCATACTCTGAGTACATAGCTGAGAGCGTAAACACAACTGAAACTGAATCCATTGCAGAAAGCAAGAAGGTAGTAGAAATTAAGAAGACAGATTATAGCAATCTGTCTGAATCAATAAACGCATTACTTACATCCGCCAACAACCAAAAGGCAGCAAGTAAGTTATACGAGACAGATTACAAATTTTTCAAATTCCTCGGTGAGGAGAAGAGAGAAGAGTTCATGTCTCTAAATGAGGCCAAGAAAGAAAAGGTCGCAACCACACTTAAAGACGGTGTGTATTTTAACGAAGCAGATATTACCACTAAGTGGGACGCTGCATTAGTTGAGCAAGCAGAACAAGAGAATGCACCATTATTCATGCAGCTAATGCCTGATAACGTGAAAGCGTTATGGGAAAACCTTTCGGTTGAAGAACAAGAAAGAAACATAGCAGCTAGTAAGTTACGCAAACTCGAAACTGAATACCAAATCAAGAACTTCTGGAGATCCAGAGGATTTGTTGCCGGAAAAACAGTTGGACTAGTGAAACTCAACGAGAATCAAACTACAACTGCAATTAAGACTAAGCCTAATCTGTCTGGTATATCCAACGATTATATGGCCGGCGTCGCTGAAGCTGTAGGAAAAAGATTCAAGAAGTAACAACTTCTAAAAACAAAAACAAAAAACCTTTTCTTATGAAAATGATTAACGAAAATGAGGTATTTGAAGATTGGTTCCCTCTCATCGAGAGTAAGACTAACATCACAGATCCTTACAAGAAAGAGTGGTTAGCGAAATACTCGCACTACCACGCATTAAATGAATCGTCTGTACACGCTGGATTTAACACTCTAGACGGTATGAACGGTCAAGGCACACCTTTAGCTCCTACAAGAACTGCAAACGGTTCTGGTGACAAATTCCCATCTTTACTTCCATTGGCTATCCAGGTAGCTGCGAAGACTGTTGGATTTGACATCGTACCAGTTATTCCTATGCCAGGACCAACGGGCGTACTTACGTACTTAGATTACGTATACGCAGGTGGTAAACTTGACTCAGGAACACACAGACCATTAGTGATCAAAGCACCTTACACAGGTACTTGGACTTCAGGTTCTACGTATACTGCTACAGGACCAGCCGCTATCACTCTTACGCTAGTATTCGTAGGATACTCAAGAATTGACGCTTACCCTATCTTTAGAGTAACCGCAGGTTCTGCTGACTCCGTAACGGTTGCTTCCATATTTGGTGTTGCTACTTCTGTAGTAACTTCTGACGCAGGTAACGTTGCCATCGCAACAAGCCCAGCTGAATTAGTTGCCGCTCTTGAAGACCACGTTGCTGGTTTCACAGGTGCTGGTGCTACTGATGCTGCAGCATGGGGTGGACCATACGCAGAAAACCCAGAAATCAATGGTCCTATGACTAGAGAGACTGGTGAGTCTACTTACTACAGATCAATGGGTCTTAAAACTTTCACGAAGTTCGTTGAAGCTAAGACTTATCAGGCAGCTGCCGCAGTTACGACTGAGCAGATCCAGGATCTTAACAAACAATTCGGTATCGACGTAGTTTCTATGGTTGAGAACGCATTAGTAAACGAAGTATCTCAATCTATCAACAGGGACATCCTTGGAAATGGATTCAGACTTGGTGCACAAAATGCTACTGAGTTCGCCGTAGCAGAAGGTCAGTCTCTTAACTTAGACTTAACTGCTCTACCAACAGTAGGTACTTTCGAGAACCTACAGACGTTCCAAAGAAGAATCTTCTCGAAGATCCTTGCTGCTGGAAACGTTGTTTCTAACAGAGGTAGAAGAGGACCTGCAAACTTCGTTGTAACAAACGCACAGATTGCAACTGCTATTCAAGACATCTCTCAATTCATCACTGCTCCATTTGCTAACACAGCAACTCAGAACAACGGATCTCTATATCCAGTAGGTACCTTAGCTGGTATGACTGTTTATGTTGACCAAAACATGAGATGGAGCGATACGAGAGTATTGGTTGGACGTAAAGGCGCTGACGATGAGCCAGGTCTTAAGTTCATGCCTTACATGATGGCTGAGTCTATTCAAACCATCGCAGAAGGCACAATGTCTCCTAAGATCGCTGTAAAATCTCGTTACGCTCTAGTTGAAGCAGGGTTCCACCCACAGACTATGTATTTTACATTTTCGGTGACAACGCCAACTGTAGGCATCGTCTAAACTGCTTGATTTTCAATACTTTAAGACCCAAAAGGAAACTTTTGGGTTTTTTTGTATATAATAATAAACAATACCTACTATTATGAAATCAGGAATATATAAAATAGTCAATACTATAAATAACAAGTTCTATATTGGATCTAGTAAAGATTTATCTATACGATGGCAAACGCATGTTGCTAGGTTAGAACGTAATTATCATCATAATATACTTTTACAACGTGCATGGGATAAATACGGATCGGATAATTTTGTGTTTGAAGTAATAGAAACATGTGATATAAATAAACTTTTAGAACGTGAACAATATTATCTTGATACTTTATCAGCATGTAATCATAGTATTGGATATAATATATCTCCAACTGCAGGACGTACCGATGGTATGATATGTTCAGATGAAACTAAACAGTTACTCCGGTCAATTAACTTAGGTAAGACTGCATCAGATGAAACTAGAAGTAAGCAAGCAAAAGCTTCTCAAAATCGTAAACACTCTAATGAAACCATAAGTAAACTGCGAGAAATTAATTTAGGTGATAAAAATCCAAACTACGGTAAAATTGGCAAGACACATCATAGAGCTAGACAAATTATCCAACTAGATCTTGATGATAATGAAGTTGCTACATGGGATTCTATAATGGATGCACATAGAGCAGGTTTCGATCATTCCAATATTTTGGCTTGTACATTAGGCAGAATTGATACTGCATACGGTTATCATTGGAAATATGCCGGCATAAAAAAATATAGGTGCATATATCAATTTGATTTAAGTGGCGATTTAATAACGAAGCATGATTCAGTAAAAGATGTTATAGAATACTTAAATATAAAACATGAAACTGGTATTTATAATTGTTTACGTGGCGCTGCATATTCAGCGTATGGATATTTATGGTCCTATGAGATTAAACCTATAGAAGTTGCATCATTGAATATAGATATGACTTCTGTTGATAGGCCAAGGAGAATTGTAAAGAGACAACAACAGAAGAAGCGTAAAAATGTGGTTCAGTATTCCACATGTGGCGTATTCATCATGGAACATCCTTCCCTTTCCACGGCCTCTGCTTCTATTGGAAAGTCACATCACAATATATCAGCATGTTGTAAACACAAGACTGCTAGTGCTTATAATTTTATCTGGGTATTCTCTGGTGATGAAACTATGGTTAAACATAAGGTATTATCACTTATAAACCCTGGATCAAAGGCCCGTAAAATCATTCAATATACTAACACTGGCGAATACATTAAAGAATACAATTCGCTCACGGAAGCTA